CTGCAACTTCGAGCGAGAACCCGTCCTTCTCACCGCCCAAGAACTCCTCGCCCCCCAAAAGTCTGGAAGTTCTGGACGACCCAAGAAACAGACCAACGCATCAGAATGGCTTTTAGATTTCCTTGCCGAAGGCCCCGTAGATAGCAAGATAATTTTTGAAGTGGGCGATAATCAGGGATATTCCCAAAAAACTTTAGAGCGAGTAAAAAAATCAGAGGGGATTTTAGCTTACCCGATTCGCAACAAAGCTGGCAATCAGATAATTCGTTGGGAGTGGAAGTTAAGAACGATATGATTGATATAATCCTTACAACCCTAACAATAATCGCTACAACCGTTAAAAGGTCTGCCAAAATGCAGAGCACAGGGAGAGTATTATTGACTGTCTGTGATATTAGGCCAAAAACACAGACCCCCAAAACGTTCCTCCCCGTGCTCCGCAGTGTTTTAGGGGTAAAATCGGGCGTAACGATCCAAAAAAGGGACTTTTGTTCACAGGCAGTCAATCTCGCTGACTGTCTTGATTATCAGGCTAAAAAAGGGGTTGGACTTATAACCTCTGTAACGAATATACCGATTGAAAGGATTAAAAATGCCTCCGCACGACATTAAAAAATGTGATTGTGGTTGTAGATATTTCTGGCTCGTAAAAGAGGGAGATTATAAACGATACAAAGTGGAATGCCAAAAATGTGGTAAACAGAAATGGACAACTTCCCGCTTTGGAAGATATGGCCTCAAAAAAAAGCCTTGACTTCCCCCGCAGGATATGTTAAAATGGGCACATTGAAAGGAACCGAAAATGGAAATTAATCGAGTTTGGGCAATGCCTAACAAATGGACATTCACTATCAAACCTATTCGAGAACTCCTCAATAGATATGTTGGAAATGGCCTTGGCTGGATAGACCCCTTCGCCGGTGAAAATTCTCCTGCCGAAACGAAAAATGACTTATCTGGTAAAGTTCAATATTGTATGGATGCTTTAGCATTTCTCAAAAGGAGAAAAACTGCTTCCTCCAAAGGAATATTATTTGACCCTCCATATTCGATAACACAGGCGAAACAATGTTATGAAGGCCGGGGAATGGGTTTGTTGGAAATAAAACCCACGTCTATGAAGTATTGGGCCGAGTGTAAAAACGAGATGGCTCGAATCCTTAAACCAAACGGATTGGCATTTTGTTGTGGGTGGAATAGTATGGGTTTAGGGAAAAACAGAAATTTTCAATTCATAGAAATCCTTCTTGTTCCACATGGGGGAAGCAAAAACGACACCATCGTAACAGTTGAACGGAAAATAAAATGAAAACTGACGAATGTATAACCGGCATAGTAATTGAATCCTACGACCGAGGGGAGAATCAAATGGTCATTACTGATTCCCCGGACCCTGGAATTGGGAAACACCATTTTTTCTTTTTCTTCTTACCTCAACATCCAGTTATAAATTTTGGAGACACTATTCTTATGAACATTCAAGCCGACAAATATTGGATACATCACGGCAACTCACATCTCACCTACAGAATTTTCCCCCTCGTATTTCCAGGAACTCTTCTTCTCGAACTAATACTCGACAGAATAGACAATTAAGGAACCAAAATGAACCAATTAAAAAATAAGATATTCTGTGGAGGCAATCTTGAAGTCGTCTCATCTTGGCCCTCCAACTTCATCTCTGGAATTATTACAGACCCTCCTTACGGCCTTGGCTTTATGGGCAAGGACTGGGACACCTTCAAAACAGGTTATTTACAACAACACCGAATAGCCGATAGAAAACGGAAACCTCGAACCGATGGTCGAAAAGGGGCAGCTTGGAATAATGGGGCCGATGCCGGAACCTATGATTATTCCCGAAATCCCCAATTTCAACAATGGTTCACGGTTTGGGCCAAGGCAATGCTGCGAATCACCAAGCCCGGGGGTTTCCTACTCTGTTTCGGTGGGACCCGTACCTACCACCGTCTCACCTGTGCAATCGAGGACGCTGGTTGGGAAATCCGAGACTGTATGATGTGGCTCTACGGCTCTGGCTTTCCAAAATCCCACAACATCAGCAAAGCCATCGACAAAACAGCCGGAGCAAAACGGAAAGTCATTGGGAAACATCCACAACCTGCGGCAAATAAAAAACAACAAACAGTTTTTTCAGATGATAATTATGAATGGCAAAAAAAGAATGGAGTAGATATTACTGTCCCTGCTACCAACCTTGCTCAACTCTGGAGTGGTTACGGCACAGCCCTCAAGCCTGCGTGGGAGCCGGTTTTGCTCTGTGAAAAACCCTTGACACTAATTCATATTTTTGGTATAATGATAGATGAGATAACAGATGTCTTACAGGAGATATTGATATGCCAAAATTTGTATGTAAGCGATGTGGAGCGGGATTTTTCCGCTATCCGAGCCAAGTTAAAAAAGGAGCAGGTATATACTGTTCACGAAAATGCCAGAACAAACATTTGGGAGAATACCGCAAATGCAAGATATGTGGCAAACAGTTTTACATTCAACAATCAAGAATTGTCCGAATCAACAAAAACAAAGGAAAATTCTGTTCCTCAATCTGCAAAGGAAAATGGCAACGAGATAATTATGTTGGAGAAGGAAACCCTTGTTGGCGAGGTGGACGCTATTTTGATAAAAGTACAGGATATATATATGTCCGTCATAATGGGACATATCGAGGAGAACATCGCATCGTTATGGAAAAACATCTCGGTCGCCCTCTTAAACGGAACGAGCAAGTTCACCATCGGAACAATAATAAAACTGATAACAGAATTGAGAACCTTGAAGTCCTTTCTATCTCAGACCATTTCAAAAGACACTGGCAATTTATCCCCTGAATATCGGCCAATCATCGTGGCAATGAAACCTCTGGACGGCACTTTCGCTAACAACGCCGAGGCACACGGAGTCGCCGGACTAAACATCGACGGTGGCAGGATAGGAACAAGTAAGGATGTTCCAGCAAGTCCAAGACGAGCAAAGCAAGGGCCTGCTTATAATGATTTAAGTAAAGACCCTGGAACAGGTTCGGGCTGGGATAAAAATATAGGTCGCTGGCCTGCTAATCTAATCCTCGACGAAGAAGTCGCAGCGTTGCTGGATGAGCAAACCGGAGTGTTAAAAAATAAAGGAGCTTTCCCACAAAAACACGGAAGTTCTATGTTTGTTAATCCTGAAGAAAGACCTCAACGAATTGAAATGAATGATTCTGGCGGGGCTTCTCGATTTTTCTATTGTGCCAAGACTTCCCGCAAAGAACGCAATATGGGAATGGAAAATATGGAAGTAAAACAAACAACGGGGGGAGGAGGTCTTGGTTTATCAAGTCCGGAGTTACGCAGGGCGGCAACTAAATATGGTAGCGTAAAAGCACCCGCACAAAACAACCATCCTACAGTCAAACCTCTCGCCCTAATGAAATACCTCTGTACCCTACTCAAGATGCCCTCCGCAGACCAGATAATCCTCGACCCGTTTCTTGGCTCTGGCACAACCGGAATGGCCTGCAAGGAACTTGGCATTGATTTCCTCGGAATCGAGAAAGAACGAGAGTATTGTGACATCTCTATAAAACGTATCGCAGCAGTCCTTGGCCAAGAAATCACTCTGGAAACAACTCTGCCTGTTACTAAGAACAAAGACTTCGCAGGTGGCAGTCGTCGCCCTAATGAGAACCTGCCACACGTCTCTGAAAGCAGGCAGAGAATTATTAACGAGGCCGTTGCAAAATTAAGGGACAGAAAATGAAAAAACGAGGTATAATCAGGTCATATTCCACTGGCCCCTACAACAAAATGAACGACACCGAGCAATGGATACGCCTCTCTCAAGGCTGTCCCAACCGCTGTCCCTTCTGCTACGAACCCTTTGAGCAGAAATTGTTTCCTATTCCTCAGATTGACCGTAATCTCGTCAAGATAATGGATATGAACCTTCTATCTCAAGAGGGAGCCAGCACGACTATTCGATGGTTGGGAACTATCCGGGTCAACAAAAAAGTCGTACACTACGAACTTGTCTGCGGAATTGACCACCGATTTCTAACACCCCTTCTTGCGGAGGCTCTTAAAATATCCCGATTTCAAAAGATTCGATTGGCGTGGGATTTTGCATACCTCGACCAGTTTAGGATCAGGAAAGCTCTGAAAATGTTAATGGCCGTAGGGTATCGGCCAGAGAAGATGACTGTCTTTATGATTTGCAACTGGGAAATCTCTTACGAGGAGTGCCTAAAGAAGCTATACCTGTGTGCTATATGGTCTGTGAAGGTCGCTGACTGCTATTTCGATGGGCAAGTCTCGCCTAACATCGAGCCTATAGGTTGGACGGTGGAGCAGATAAAAGATTTCCGCAAACGAGTCCGAAAACACAATCAACTCGTAAACTTCGGGATAGACCCTGAACTAAAGAAACCCTCTTGGAAACAAGTCAAAAGTCTGCTATAATATAGTAAAGGGAGAAAATATGAATTTGAATCTGCCAAAGACTTTCGATTTCGGATTTGGGGAAGTGGTTGAGCTTTCCCATTTGGAGACGACTTTCGAGATTTCAAGACGGATTGCACTGCTGTATCTTAAAGCTCTCCGAATACAACCACTTTATTTTAAGGATAAGACTTTCTTCTGTTTATCTACTTTCAATCGGATAATGTTCGTTCTTAGCCGACCCGGTAGCCCCGGTTTCCTTTTTCCTGCAAGCACGGCCAAGACCAACGCTCATCTTCGTAAGAAAGGTTTTCTTATTGAAGTCTCCGATGAAATCTTGGAGCAAGCTAAATCCCCACAAATCCTCGCCGAGATGCTGGCCGCCGACGGTCGAGACAGTTCGATGATTAAAAAACTAATCACTCATCCCCCCACAGAAAAGGAGAAAAAATGAATTTAGCAATAGCTGGTAGTCGAACATTTGAGGATTATAATGTTTTAAGCACTTGGGTTGAATCTATTTTCTATATGAATCATTGTGATTCAAAAACTATTGTGTCTGGTGGAGCAAGAGGAGCAGATTTTTTAGCTAAAAGATATGCTGAAAATCACGGTTTACCTTATATTGAGTATCTTGCCGCTTGGGGTAAATATGGCAAGTCGGCAGGGTTTATTCGTAACCAAACAGTAATTGATTCCTGTGATATGCTACTTGTATTTTGGGATGGTACATCTCGTGGAACCGCCGACACAATAGCAAAAGCCAAGAAAGCAAAAAAACCAACATTCATTATATATTATTGAGGAGAGAAATGAAATTATTAGTTGCAATAGAACTTAGTGAATCTCAACGCAGAAAAATCGCTTGGGATTTGGGACTTACTTTTCTCCCAAGTGAAGAGATATGTAAGGATTGGTTGGAAGATTTACTACAAGGAGCATTTGACGATTTGCCAGAGGGGACAGAAACTTGAAATGGATAACGAAATTGGAAAATCCGAACCGAGTCCCGACGATGTATTGGCGGCAATTCAGAGTTTTAACGACCCGACTATTATTATGAATATGTTTCGGGAGTTGGGGTGGTCATATAGTCTCGAAATTAAAGAGACGCTCATTATGGCCAAACAGAATGCCAACCTCTCGATAAAATTCAAGGCAATAAAACATCTTCGTGAGTTGCTCCGTGAGGCTGCGGAGACTTCTGGGTATGTTGCAAATGTATCAAGTACCGTTCCTAATCCTCAAGGTGGCTCGACTACTTTTTCTGCAAAACGTATTTCTGGGATATTGAATCCCGTTAAACAAATAGAATCAACCGAAATTAAGGAACCTCAAAATGACAAAAAAGAAACCCGAACCGAACCCGATAGAGGAAGCGATAGGGGACAGAGCCAAGCCGAAAAACCCATCGAAGAAACCAGGGGAGATAACATATCTTCCGGAACAGATACCCGACGAGCCTTCCCCATCGGAGATGCTGACTCTGGAGGAACTAAACCGCCAGACGGAGGAGAGACTTCGGGACGAGCCGGAGGAGAATCTAACTCAAGAAGAACAACGAATTCTGACCAATCAAAGGAACCCGATAATCCCTGTATCAAAATCCGTCCCCCCACCTGCAACCAAGACCTTTTCCCCGGAATCTCCTCCGCAGAAGATTGAATTTGAAAGTGGTATTTCGATGTCCGCTCCAATTTGTCCACATTGTAAGGAGGAAATGGATGCCTCCCCGAAAGGTGAAATACATAAATGTGATGGGGGAACATTTCTTGTCTCACTGAAAGTAAAATCTGCCAAAGAAATTCGGGAATTTGTTGAAAAATCTAATCTCCCTGTGAAGGACAATTCCGGGGTTGTGATGGACCTTCCCCCTGGTGTTATCCCCGCCGGGTCTCCAGTAATTACACCTGCGGAGGATGTCGAATTCACGGCTCTGAAAAAATATATTCTGGAGGACGGGTTTGTACTCTCTACTGTCGCATTTCACATAGTGTCTTTGTGTGCTGAACCCCTGACGACTCCCTCGACTACGACTTGGGATTTTGTGGATAGAGCGTTTATTCCTGATATGGTTTTGGCTCTCCTGAATCAGCCCGGGTATCTTGAGGGTATTTGGCCAAGTCTCAAAATTGTGATGGGTAGTAATGCTGGAAACGCAGCGTGGACGGCGGGAATCTCTACAACGATAGCTTTCTTTGATGTCATCAGAACTCTCCCTGCCATTAAGGAATTGCAGATAGATGTGGATAAATAGACCTTACCCAATTTGGCCTCTGCCTAAAGACTACGAAGAATTGACTTTGGATGGTCAGAAACAGGCGAGATTGGCTGTGTTGCATAATCAATCAACTCCTTTTGACTTGGTAGTGGCTTGGGATTTCTTCCGTAGGTGCTATCTTGCGGGGGTGGGGAAGTTGTTCTATAAAAATGGTTTCGAGGAATCTCCTCCTTTTCATTATGAGATGATTTCTGATTTGGGGGAATATGGTCGAAATGCACAAGCTGCTCCCAGAGGAAGTGCTAAGAGTACCGTGATAGGGATAGAGACTCCCCTCTTATTGGCCTTGACTCGACCTCATTATGAGATGACTCTTGGTTTGGCTACTGATAGATTAGCTGAAGAACGATTTGATAAATTAATCCAACAGTTTGTTGAGAATGAACTAATTTTGCAAGACTTTGGGGAGATGAAACCTCCGAGGGGTCGAAAGATTTGGAACCATCATCAGTTGTCCTTGACAAATGGGGCGATTATAAAAGGACTCAGTGTGATGGGGAAGAAGCGTGGAGGTCGCCCCAGATTATTTATACTCGATGACCCTGAAAATGACCCCGATTCGGATTCCCAAGCTGCGGCTCAGGTTTTAATAGAAAAGTTTGAGATGATTCTATTTCGTCAGATTATACCGATGCTTGAGTCTGGCTCGTCTATTTTCTGGGTTGGGACATTGATTAATCGGCGGTCTTTTCTTTATCACGCCACATCAAGCGACGATCCTCGATTTGACTTTTGGAATCGTAAAGTCCTGAAAGCAATAGAGTATGACAAAGATGACCCTAAAAAGGTTTATGTTTTATGGCCGGAGAAATGGTCGAAGGAAATCCTCGAAGCCCGTAGAGATGAAATTGGGCCATCTGCTTTTGCCTCGGAATATTGTAATGAGCCAGTGTCAGAACAAGACCGTATTTTAGTAATAGACCCCCGCAAGAATGAATATAGTGTCGAGGGAGAATTTGATTGGAATAATCCACTGGCTCATACTGGCATCATAAAATGGACAGAACGATATATGGAGCCAGGGCGTAGGGTTTATAAAGACTACGAGAAACCGTATCGAGAACTCGTATTGCCGATGTATAGAATTCTGCTGTTTGATTACGGTAGTGGAATGTCTCAATATAATGATTACTCGTGTATTATGGTTCTTGGATTCGACACCTCGAATACACTATGGATTCTGGATATGTGGCTGGGTCGGGCCAAGGACGCTACGCTTCTCCGCTTGATTTATGAGAAGGGATTGGCTTGGCGACCACGAGTGCTTGGTATAGAGGCCGTGAGCATTCAGATGAGTTTTGCGGAGGCTGTCAAGGAGTACATCGAAGAGATGGAGGAGAAAATCTCACAGCCTTGGAGAGCACGAGTTTTCCCGATTACATATCCTGCGAGAGTGTCCAAGAGCAATCGAATCTGTGGAATAGAATGGCGGTATCGCCCAGGGAGAATCAAGTATCCGGCCCACCTCGCCGGGAAATGGCCATTTGACCAGTTATACCAACAGACAGAGGATTTCACACCAGACTTAGCTCTACTGCCTCACGATGACGCTATTGATACTCTCTCGATGTACCAATATGTCGTCAAGAATCGGGGTGGGAAATTTGTTAAGGAGAAAGGCAAACTCAGCTTATTGGAACGCATCCGCAGAAATCTACCTCTTATCAAAGGGGTCCCACTACTTTCAGGGATCTCATCTCAAGAAATAACTGACGAGATGCTTGATGCTCTAAGTAAAAATGCTCGTAAGTCGGCCATAGACAAGAATGACCGTCGAATAGTTCGAGGCCGACGAAATATAGTGGGATAGTGAAATGGTTCTATTTTTTCTCAAATGTTTGGGATTTTGCCTATTTGTCTGGTATTTCCTATATCGGATAAAAACCATTATCAGGAAACATATTGACAAAAGTTGATTTTTTGATATAATAAATGATAGTAAGAAAGGAAGGTCTAATGACGAATTTAGAATTAGGATTGCTTATTTTGGCAGGATTTCTCGTAGCACAATCATTCATCGTCTTAGGGCTATTGAGACAAGCCGTTAATCGTCTTGCGGAGGTTAATAAGCAACTTCTTGTTGTCGTGGTAGGGAAAGATGGGAAACCTGAAGCATTGAGGGCTTTGGTGGCCTTGAACAAGCCTCCCCAAGGGAAACTTAAAGGTATCGCTGATGGAAAGAAAGAAGATAAAAAGTCAACAAACATGAACTACACGATGGAGATTGGGTCAGGGTAATAACTATGGGTTTCAAATTTAATCTTCCTCCTAATACTGATGCAAATAAACATCAGGTTGAGCAGATCTTCCAATATCTTGTCTCAACTGGTAAATCCAAACAAAATCCCATCGCAATTAATTGGTATATGAATTATTTTTATATGCGGGGGCTTCGTAATTTCAGTAATATTAATTATGGGGCGGGTACTCTGAATGCTTCCTATTTAGATGCGTCAGGGACATTGAAATTTCGATATGAGGATATTGTTGCGAAATATCAGGCACAACTCGGGAGACTGTTGGCAATAAATTTGGCTCCTGCGGTGTCGAGGCGGGGAGTGAGTCTTGATGGGTTGAGGAAAGCAAGTACAGGTCAGGTGGTTTTGGATTCAGCGTTCCCACAAGAGAAAGTTTCTAAGTTGGCCCTTAATATTTTTCCGTCTCTACTTCATTATGGAACAATCGGGCTTGGATTGTGGGTAGAGGGGGAAGATAGTATTGGAATAGAAGTTATCAATCCTTGGGAATTGATTCCGATTCCGATAGACGTATCTACTCCGTCGGATGTACGAGGAATAATCCGAATGCGGTATGTTCCCACAGATTATGTAAAAGGTCTTGCGATAACCCCGGGGAAAGGGTCAAAGGTCTATAAGGGAATGGACGATTTGAAGGTTCCTTTTGGCGATTTACCTGCCGATGTATCCTCTAAGTTTCAGGGGACTGCTTCTCTTACTCATACGGGCGGAGGTTTTTATATTAGAAGTGGCCAGAGCCAAGTCGAGACCCAATGGGCGGGACGACATACTAAAAAAGACAAAACACAAATGGATGTTACTCTGCTTGTTGAGGTTTGGACTGAAACAACTGATGGATATTTGGCGGAGTACCTTATTTTCGCTGGTTCTTATCAGAAATTAAATCAACTCTATCGCCACGACCATTCCCAAAGCAAGTACCACATGCCTGTAAAAATTGCACGGGATATTGTTGTAGGGGGATTCTATGGTCGTTCCTTTATCGACATTTTAATCCCGTTGAATACCGAGGCGGAATTTAGTCTTAGTAGTCTATTTCAATCAGTAGCCGATTATGATTTATATGGGATACAGATGTGGCCAGCGTCTCTCGGAACTCCACCGGATGCTCATAGGGGGCAAGACGGTATTAAGAGAGTGACATTTGAGCCTGACTATACGACTCCAGAATTGAAACCGTTCCATATAATGCCTGCGAAAACATCAAAATCGAATATAGATGCGGCTATGGTCGCTGGTGGTTTGATGGATAAATTGGCGAATCAGCCAACGGAGATGCTTAAAGGCGGTGCACCAGGTCGTGTAGATTCTGCCTCCGGCTTGGGATTCCTGTACGAAACAAGTGGCATCCCTCTATCTCCAACAGCCAAAAATGTAGCCGAAGCAGTGTCGGGAATATATCGTTCTATGTTAGGAATTTGCAGGGATATTTGGCCAGGAGAGAAAGTTGTCAGCGTCAGCAGTCTGGACGATTCTTTGGCTGGCATAGCTTTTGATATGGAAACAGGCGAGGTTACTCTCGCCAAAAATGCTATTCCCTCGCCGGATGAAGTGAATATTAATGTGGCTTCTGAAGTTCCCATCTCCAAAGAACAACAAAAGTTGGAACTAAAAGAAAGTCTCAAAAACGGAGTGCTTACCCTCAATGAGTATAGTTTCAAGGTTCGGGAGTTGGGATTAACCTCCCCTGTCGGCAATGAAGTCGCTTGGCAAAACTACCGCCGAGCCAAGTTAGAGAATTTAGCTTTGTTTGGTGATGGAGAAACGCCTGGCAAAGTAATCGTAAGTGAACGTGATATGCACATAATTCATAAAGAAGTGCTTGATGCTTTTATGGCTCGCCCGGAATACTATGCTGCCTCGCCAGCGGTTCGAGACAAATTCACTGAACACTATGACGAACACAATATTGGATTAGGAATATTCCCAGAGAGTATGGAGCCAATGGAAGAGGCAGCAGAACTTGAAATGGAACCCCCGCAGGGAGAACTACCACAACAATAATTGAAAGGAAAAAAATGCCTGAAGAAGAAAAACAAGAAGAGAAACAAGAAGAACAGAAGCAGGAAGAAAAGCAAGAGGAGAAACAAGAGGAAAAGAAGGTCGAAACCCACACGATTAAGGTGGACGGAGTGGATGTTGCCTTAACTCTTGACGAGCTAAAAGAGCGAGCCTCGAAAGCATCTGGTGCAGATAAGCGTTTTCAAGATGCCGCCACTGCTACAAAAGCCGCTGAACGAGGAACGAGAATTGAAACCCTCGTGAAATCAATATCCAAGGAAGATGCTCCCTCGGAAACCGATGTGCGGGAATTGGCCGGATTGTTGGAAATTGAGCCTGCCGAGTTTATGCAATATCTTAAAGAGGGAGACCCTGAGCCGAAAACACCCGCAAAAGCCACCTCCGCAGACTTTAATGCTGAATTTGAGAAAGTAATGGGGGCTACTCCTGCGGAGGTCAAAGCGGTTTTAGAGTTTTCACAGCAACGGCACGTTGCTGATGCCAGGAAAGAAATTCGAGAAATATCGGACAAAGCGGTTGACAAAGATGAGATAATTGGTAAAATGATAGTAGGTGAGGACAGTAAAGAAGTTCTCGCTGAAGTGAAAAATATGGTAGCTGAGGATGTTCTACAGAAGATTCAAAATGGAAAACCGTTTGGGGCCGAGTTGGTTGCGGCGACAGTACAGATGGTGCGGTCGAAGTTGACTAAACTGGGTATCCCAAAGAAACTCAATCAGCAACCCATCGTTTTGGGTCTGGCTCCGAGTGAAGGACTTTCATCTATAATCCAAGCTGACGAACCAATCAAGCGAATTCCTTCTAATGAAGATGGCAATGAGAAGAATCTTATTGCAAGGTATCTTCAAAGAGCAGTTCACGCTGCTCGGAATATCAAGTAGGGATTCATTGATTGAAGCCCTCGACTAACTGCATATTAATGTAAATGTATTTAGTTAAAGGGTAATAAAATGGCAGCAGCAATAGCAACATTGGATAACCTCGTCCGTGAGGAACTTCCAATGATGATTACCGAGGCAGGTCCGCAGATAGCTCCCGTGTTCGATAAGATTAAACGGACAGCGTTGGGGGTTAAGAGTCAGACAGGTCTCGGTCGTGGATATAAGGTAATCCACCTTTACGAAACCGGCGTGGCCGGTATGATTGAGTCGGCTGACCCACTTGGCCCAGATATGGAAAGTATTGATGGGGGGATGGTTCAGCGGTTAGACCAAACGGTAGCGACTTTGGCTGGTGGGTTGACAATTTTCCCGAAGGCTGCGGAATCGCCTCACATGGGCGATTTGAAGAGGGAACTTGTTCTGCATAAGGTTGTGGGGAACTTTAGTATTCCCGCTGCTTGGAAACAAGCTGAACTGTTGAGTGCTGCCCAGATTAAGAAGGTGGCACGGGATATGAAGGCTGTAGCGAAGTTGAAAGCTATCTATGAGGCTTCCAGTTTCTTCTCTTATAGTGCAATAAATAACAACTCTCCAACAGCAGGAGTAAATCAGGTTCTTGGAAGAATTTCGGCTATAGAACAGACTGGTGCAGTGACCGAATCGTATGGTAAGATTACTCTTGATGAAGAGTATGGTCGTATCGCTAATTTCCGTCAGGGTATGCGGATTGATTTAGTTGCCAATACTGGCACTGCAACAATCTGTTCTGGTACTGGTTCTGATGGAAATGATGTGCGTAACTACACATATGGTGACTCTAAATATGCTATACTCCTCGTTACCGGTGTTGATTATCTTGGCAAGACCATAAATGTCAAGGCCATCAATTCGGTGACTGGTGTAGATGCCGTTTTTGAAGTAACAACTCCCGCTGAGTCGGGTGTCGATGCCTTTGCTATTATACCAGCAGCGGATGATTGGATTACGGCGGCTCATTCGAGTCGTGTCAGTAATCGGCCTCAGCTTAGTTGGGGAATGAATGACTGGATTAAATCGTCTGGTAATATTATGGGGGGTTCTTCTACGAGTGTGGCTCTTAGTTTGTCGCTATATCCGCAGTTTAAGTCTCAAGTTAAAGCCGTGAATGGCCCTCTTACCGATGACGTGATTAACGGCTATATCGGTGGGTATCTGGATGCTTATCCGGGCGAAACCCTCGATACCGTTATTACCACGCAGGGCG